ACTGTCCCAATTGACAGCTTTCTTGGGATACGCTCCACAAATAATCGGCTTATCGTATGCAACCATGCGTAATAGATCTTCTGGATTGAATTCAATATCAGCATCAATAAAGAACAGGTGTGTTGCCGCTTTATTTTCCATGAAGAAACTCGTTAGTGTATTTCTGCCTCTGGTAACTAAACTTTCGTTAGCAAGAGTGCTAATAGTATATTGAATATTATATTTATTAAATAGTATTGCTAGTCTCATCATACTTCTAAAGTATGGTTCTCCTAGTTGTCCCCCATAACAAGGTGTTGCTATAAAGATATGTTTTTGCCTAAGTAATCCTAAAGGTACTTCAATTTTTTCATCTAATAGTCTGTACATGACATCACTGTCATTAGTTTGTACTTCAGGCTTTTCAGCCTTCTTTGTTTTTCTCTTTGCCATTTTTTACCTTGTGTGTCCTAATAATAAATCGGGGTCTTCTTCGTCATTTATATATTCAAATATATTATCTAAATATACTCTTTCCTTGTCGTTATTTAACAATATTCTTTCGTCAACAAACAAAAGATCGGTATTGTTTTCAAATGCAAGATCTATAAGTTCGTCTCTGCGTTTTTTATCGTATGTCATTCCTAGAATACTTGGAAATATTATACCTTCAATATTTGGATCACGTATAAAGTCTTCTAACATAGGTTCCCAATGACAAAAACTTAGTTCTAATGGATAGTCTGCTGGCTCAATACCAACGTCTTTACAAAACTGTTGCATAATCATACTTGTTACAAAGAAAGGAGTTGTTTCACAAAACCTACTATTCATATCAATATAATTAATCCAAGTTTTATTTGTATCTATATTTGTTAAAGGTTGTCTATATGTTCTGTGTAGTCTAAAGTATCCACCTGGTCTACGTCTGCCATAGTTACCACCTTTTACTAATACTCTGGTATCAAAACTCCAACGGGTAATATCAGTTTCGTTATTAATATTACCATGTAAGTGCCCTTGTTGAAATAACCAACTTTGCCCAGGAGAAGCATTACAAGGAATACTATGCTCTAAGCATAGTTTTTGTATTTCCTGATAACTTAACTGCTCATCGTATGCCTTTTGAGTTATCATTCTGCTTTCTTCCCATGGTAAAATCTGCATAGTATTAGAATCCCATGCTTCTGTGATTGGACTCCAAATGCTAAACATACCCGGGCCATGTCCAAACCAAATACCTTGGTGAAAGTTTAATGTTCTACCATGTTTGGCTTGATTAGGTATAACTACCCTTACACCTACAACATCTTGTACCATAAAGTCTGCACCATCTAGACGAGGCCTTGCAACATCGTCCATAAAGTCATCTAACTTTTTAGCAAACTCTTCTGTTTTACAGATACGTTGTACGTCCCAAACAAAATCATTTATTTCGTTAGGCGCCATTACTTCGTGTAGTTTTTCTAATTCTTTTACTTGAGGATACTTTTCTTGAACAGCATCTATAAAATACTGCCGCCAATTATACTTTTCATGATCGTGATCTATTAATTGGTTATCCCATCTAGGGTCTAATGTGTTTAATTTCATATCTCTATTTACAACCTTTAAGTGGAGCGGATGCCGAGAATCGAACTCGGATCTAAACCTTGGCAAGGTCTCATAATAGCCGTTATACTACATCCGCCTGGCGATCCAGAAGAGACTCGAACTCTCAACTTCCGCCGTGACAGGGCGGTGCTCTAACCAATTGAACTACTGGACCAATTTGTATTAGTTTAACAAAGTTTTATTACTTTGTCAAGTGGTGGAGCCAGGGAGGATCGAACTCCCGACCTCCTGGTTGCAAACCAGGCGCTCTCCCTGCTGAGCTATGGCCCCTGTATGAATATTAACCTAAGTTTCTATTTAAGTATGCTTTCATTCTGTCACCTACTCTTTGAGAGTTTCTTGCGACATTGTTACCGATTGTTTCAGCATTCTTCATTATGTTCTTGCTGATTTGCTCTGCGTTCTTTTGAACGTTTTCACCAACTTTAGAAAAATCAAAATCAATTGCTACGATTTTATCTTTCTTAGTTGTTGCTTTTTTAGTAACTTTTTTTGCTACTGTTTTTTTGGTTGCTTTTGCTTTTACCATTTTATTGTCCTGTTGCGTATTGCAACGTTATCATTAAAGTAATGGTGCTGGTAGTCGGGTTCGAACTGACGACCTACTGATTACAAATCAGTTGCTCTACCTACTGAGCTATACCAGCCTGTTATTACGACAATTATTTATAGTATATAAGAAATGTAAGTCAGAAAAAAAGAGCACAATAAATGTGCTCTTTTATTAATAGAAATTATTTATCTGAGAATGGCTTTTTAGAAACAAACTCGTTTAATCGTTCTGCTTCTTTTAGTACTTCTTCTGTGGTAGGCATGTCTTCAGGATTTTTTGCCTTCGCCTGAAGAATTTCTTTTGCCTCTCTTACTAAATCCAAACGTATCTCGTATGGTGTTTTGTTAGACATGTTTTAATCCTTTAACCTATGTTATTATGTTTATATTTATCAAACATTTAAGTTATAATTAAAACTGTGTATTGAAATTATTTCTTTTTTAATTTTGCTACTTCTTTTTCTAACTCTACAATACGTTGTCCAAGTAAAGGATATTGCTTTAACCATTTTTCTTCGCGACTAGCAATTTCTAAATCATATCTCTTTGCTATCCACTCCATTGTGTTATCCATTTTTACTTGAAACCATACACCCATTTTGGTGTTTTTAAACCACTGATAAAAACTACTACCAATTATACTTGATAGTATGCTTTTTAGTGCTAGTATTATTAACCAATTCATTTATATTTCCTTATTTAGGTAATTGTTCGCCGTTGTCGTCCATGTTGTATAAGTACTCATGATATAAACCCATACTGTGATCAGCAAAACCATCTATTAAATTAAAAGATTTAAGTGCCATCCAATGTCCTCTACATTTGTCTTTAAAACGTTGAAGCCATGTTGCAGGTCTTATATTACCATATGTATTAATATACCTTAATACCCCGCCGTGTCTAAACAGTAAGAATGAAGGCGGTACAGCCGTAACAGCATCATTATTATTTCTGTATCTGTAATATTTGATACCCTCCAATGCTTTAAGAAATTCTGCATTACCAACTCTAGGTTGCCCAAATGTATGTAAGCCACCATTTGGTCTTAACTCGGCCGCAACAAGCACAGCCATTGCTCCACCTAAACTATGTCCTGTGACCCATACAGTTTTGTCACCTTTTTTGTTATGTTTTGTTAATGCTTCTTTGATACCAGGAATAACTTTGTTATACTCTGCATAAAATCCCCTGTGTACTCTTCCTGATATATGATGTTTAACAGGAAACATTTTTAAATCTGCTAAAATATCATTTATCTGTGTGGGTTCCGTACCTCTACATGCTATTAATACATCATCCTTATCACTCATTACATAAGCCTGAGCTCCTTCTACATCTATAAATGTTGGTGGTAATGGTTTGTTTAAAAACTTTTTAAGAGGTGCCAAGTCTTTGATGCCTGGTCGTGCTTCTAATAATTCTTCTGGTGATTGATAGCATTGATGAGCATACATACTCAACAATAAACCGCGATCGCGGTAAGTCATATCTTTTACTGACATTTGTTACTCCTTAATAATAAAATTATTATAGTAGTATTTATCAGTTATACGATATAATCGACCCTTTCCTTCTTGGCTGTGTGTATTTGTCCAGTCTTGCGACCATAGTAAGGCTCTTCTTCAATACCTTTTGTGCCACCGCCTTCGGTGATTAATAAATGCACAATAGCAATTAAACTTGCTATTATACCTGCCGCCAGTAATACTCCGTCCATTATTTTTTCTCTTCCTTATACTTCTCTTTACGAGGTATAGTTTTTGTTTTATCCTTTTGTACTTTGTGTCCGAAAGGAGAGTCATGAGTAAACAACTGCAAGTGCGATCTTGTTTTTGGTTTATCCGTTTTCTTCGACATGTTTCTCACCTATTGCTACTGCTTCTTCTGTACTATATGGACTTTCGTGTGCCATTGGTTCTTTAGTTTCTGTGATGTTTGGCCACACTTGGCTCATTGCATCATTTATTTCTATAAATGGTATTTGTTCTGCTGGTAGCTCATCATCACTCCAAATTGCTTCTACAGGACATTCTGGTTCACATAATGCACAATCAATACACTCATCAGGATTGATTACCAGCATATCAGGTCCTTCATAGAAACAATCTACAGGACATACCTCTACGCATTTCGTGTCTTTACATCCAACACAGGGACTACCTACTATAAAACTCATAACTCTACTTATCTAAAAATATAATTATACACAATTTTCTAGTAAAGTCAACTATTGTATTACAATACTAGCAAGGATAAGCAATAATGTAATTGTGCCTAAAAATATTCCTGCTACTAAAAATGCAAATAGAATTATTCGCAATGGTGTGGTTTTTATTTGGCTGTTATTTTTGCCTACACCAATAACGGCCTGTAATGCTTCTTTGATCAAAAGAGAAATGTATTTAAATACATTACGGCTAACATTAAGCCAAATACTACTACTTGGATCACTGCTGGTATAACTACAAACATTTGTAGTACATCAAAGTCTCCTTTCATAAAAAAGTCTTTTTCAAACCACTCTGCTTGTTCTTCAGGTGTGGCTTCTCTTACTTTGGAATTATTGGTGCCCATGGTAATATCCAGTATTTTAAGATTATCTCTTTTAAATTTTTCATATGATTTAGAATAATATTGACAAGCATAAAAACCAAGATCCCCAAAGCATTGCGTAACAAAGTACTTCTGCTTTTTGGTGGACCTTTTTAAATATGCCGGATTTATCTATAATCGTTAGTGCTATCGTTCTCATTTCCTTTCTGTTCTCAGTCTGTTTATGAAATTGGAGCGATTGCAAATACACTTGACACAAAAATGGTTATCAAGGTTAATAATTCTGCGTGTTCACGAAACTTGTTCATTTTTCTCTTGCTCATTGCTAATGCTCCAGTCAACAATCTCCCTTACACTTCGCAATGCACCGTATAAGTTGTCGGATGTCTGGATAGACATTGACAACCATATTGTGAATAAACTTCTTATCATGATGGGAGGTTGATATAATTTTAGTTTATAATATGTTATATGCGGTATTTATACATACGCATTTGAAATACCTAGATTATAGGCCAAATTTGGATTATTTGGTATTTTTGTGTATTTTAAAAATCGAAACTGTATCGGTTAACTGGAGTTGCTTCTGTGTTTATTACTTGTTTTTGATATTCTAAAAATAATTTATTTAAAGTTTCTGGCATAATTACATTACGACCTCTTCTTCTTATATTCCGATTTTTTGTTTTTAACATCATTTTAACTGAGTCTACTGCAATATCCTGCATAGGCAATCTGTATAATTGATCGAATCTATTATAAATTCCGCTTTCTGATGCTAATATTTTCTTTAGTGTTTCAAAACCTGTTATTTCTGATTTTTGAGGTATCAACCCATCTATAATATTGTTATACCATTGATATTTAAAAATATAATTGTCAGTTAAATAGGGACTTGTAGAGATGTACTCTTGAGTGTCAGGTGTTTTTACCATTCTGCTATCATTCTCTATATAAATTTTTTGTTTATTAACTACATCTATATTGTTTTTGAAACCTGCATATACTATTTCAGGGTTATGGTAGTATATATCTCTAAGACAAAGTATTCCTTTAGATTTACAAAATAGATAATAAGGCGCAAGTATATCATGATAAAAAGCATCATTCATTCTAATTTTACCAGTACCAGTTTCTTCAGATGCATACTTAAATAAAGGCGGGTCTCCCCCCATTAAAATATTTTTTATTTTATATTTAGAATGTAATAAATCTAACCAATATAGATGTACTGCTAATTGTGGACTATGATTAGCAAAATCTTTACCGTAACTTAAATGTTTTCTTTCACTAAAAAATTTATTTAGATCTATATCTATAATATTTAATTTTACATCATTTATATCAGCCATATGTTGTGCCATGTAAACATCTTCTACATTACAAAATGTACCGTTCCAAATAGATCTATATGTATATGCTGTTACATCTTTACCTAAGTGTTTTGCTAATGCTAAACTAAATTGACTGTCTAATCCACCACTTAAAGATAAATTAAGTTTATCCATATCTTTAAGTAATTCATCAGCACATGCAATTACAGATTTGTCAGTCTTTGTTGCAAAGAACTTTACATAAAATGCAGGAGAAATATCTATTTCTAATCCTGGGTCTTTTCCTAATTGTATATTAGTTTCCATAAAAAAATAAAAATACTGTTAATTTGATAAATACATATAGTAATTAGTTATCATAAACTTAAACGTATGGAGATTCATAATGGCGGCATATATTGTAGCATTAGATAGCGGAACACATGCTGACGCAACAGCGGCTCAAAGTGCTATTACAGGCGCAGGAGCAACGATTACGGAAACGTATTCTTTTAACTTAACTTATAAAATTGAATGTACAGCGGATCAACTTGCCGCGATAGCAGGTGTTTTACATAGTTCTTTGGATAGTGCAACTGAAAATTTATCATCGCAGTATTCAACAGATCACTTAAAACATTTATGCAACAATGTATCTAATAGTTTAGCAACTGCATATAATCCTCTATATACAGGAACAGGTTCTGAAGTTTATCTATTAGATACTGGTATTAACACAAGTCACGTAGAATTTGCAAATGCCACTATTAATAATTTACATAGTTTATATACTGTTGATGGAAGTCCGGATTATGCAGATTCCACAGGACACGGTACTGCGATGTGTAGTGTTATCAACGGAGAAAATATAGGTGTTTCACCTGATGCAAAAGTCCATAATGTTAAGGTAATGAATAGTTCTAATGTTGCTTTAAGTGTAGGTGATATGATTGGTGCTTTTAACCAAGTTCTAGTACACCATCAAGCAAATACACCAAATAAAGTTAAAACAGTATGTATACCATGGACTACTGCTAAAAACAGTCTTATAGATGCTAAATTAGAAGAATTAGAATCACACAATCTAATGGTTATTTGTTCAGCAGGTAATAATGCATCAGATGTAGATAACTACTCACCTGCTGGTTTAGATCAAGTAATGACTGTGGGTGCGTATAACTCTAGTTATAATGTAGGTGGGTTTGGTGCCGATGCTACTTGGACTGGTACTTCAACTGGAAGTAACCTAGGGGAAGAAGTTGATATCTACGCAATAGGTTCTAATGTTAGTATTGCCGATCACAGTAATGTATCTAACTACCAATCAGCATATGGTACCAGTATATCAACTGCCATTATCGCAGGTTTATCAGCACAATATATTCAACAAACTCCCACAGCAACTTCATCACAAACTAAATCATTTATAGTAAATGAAGGAAAAGTATCAGGGAGAGGAAGATCACTTACATTTATAGATGGACTCATAACATCAACAGGTGCAAATGTAGAACTTTTATCAAAGTCCATTGGTGTTAGTCCTCAGGTAGGAGAAGTAAATCTATCCACATTACCATCAGGAATGGTTATCTCACTTGCTAACGGTCAAACAGGTAATGTTAATGTAGGTTTAAATGCAAGTGCTTCTAACGTTAGTGTTTTAACTTTTAGTCCAGTACCACCGTTTGCTACTTTTAATACAAGTACAGGTGTAATAGATGTTGATACTACTTCTAATATGACAGGTGTTACAGTTCCAGGTAAATATCACTTTGCAGTAAAAGGAACAATAGGCGGCGTAACTAAAGTTGAAGAATATACTATAGGTATTTACGCGGCAGGTGGAGCAGAAACAGATTTAGATGCATCTGCTGAATTTTATTGGGACGGTGCAAGTTTCGACCAAGTTGTAAACTTTACATCTACCAAAGAATAATTTTAATTATTTTAAAGATCTATAAATAGAGATATGGAACATATCTTTATAGATCTTACATCAAAAAATAATCAATTTATTTGTGTTGAAGACCAAGGTTCTTGGTTATTCCATAGATTTGGTAAAAGACGTATAGATAACGAAGAATTAGATTTTAACCTTTTAAAAAAATATCTTAAAAAAGAATCCCCAAAACAAATTACATTATATAGTATTTTAGGAGATCCAATGGAATACTCTAGAATATTGGATTTGCTATTCTTTTGTAAACGTTCAGATATAGTTGTAAATATAAACTGCAATGGTTTCAGCAAAAAGATTAAAGATACATTAGGATATGATATAGAATACTGTTTTAAAATCTACGGCTATAAAAACACATTAGATATAATTGTTCCAAATGCAGATAAAACATTATTTAAGAATTTAAATTTAGATTTTAAAATAAAACCTAAAATACAATACATGTTGTATGATCATAATCTTTGTGATGTAAAACATATTATAAGATTGTGTGAAGAAAAAAAGTTTACATTGGAAATACATCCTGGTGTATGTGTTTATAATAATCTAAACCATGTAATAGACCAACAAGGTAAATGGTTGTATGATATAAAAGGAGTAGACGAATATGATTTAGATATTTTTTATAAACCTTTTACAGAATTTAAAAATTTAAAAAAAATATTTAATAGTTTCAAACAAACCAACTATAAGTTATCTCAAACAAATGAGGGCTGGCACCTGCTTAAAAATTATGTCAAGGATACCGGCATAAGTATTTTGGATGCTTCATTACCTAATATACAAAGTAATAAATCTTTTAAAAAAATTAAATGTATTTCTTACAAAGGACATATTTTTGATAATATAGAATCCTTCACTGTAGTAACTAATGCATATATTCCTGATTGGACTATTCAAAAATTTAATACAAGAGACTCTTATCAAAAAAATATATTTGAAATTTTATCTGAATTTTCTAACAGTGAAAAATTATCTATAAAGTCTTTGTTATAGAGATATCAGATATATTGTTACAAAAATCAAAAGGGCAAACAGTTTTAGTTTCAGGCAACTCCCAAAAATTATTAGATATATTACCAAAGTTTTTCGCACCGCACCAACTACTGTAAATCTCTCCACTTGCATCTATATTTAAACTTTCAAAACCTAGATGGCATCTAAGTCCTCTAAATGCATTAAGTCCTTTATCTATTATTTGATGACCCTGTACATATTCTGCTGTTCCATCATCGTATAAAAATTCTGTCATAAATGCATTTGGATCTGGTACAGGAAAATCATCCTCTACATTTGACTCTCTTCTAATTTCTTGTTGCTTTATTCCTGGCCTTTCTAATACTTCTTTTTCCTGATCTGTATATTCCCAGTATGTTTGTTGCTTACTATGACGGCCTAAGAGCTTCTTATACATAGTTTTTACACATATACTAACATGATTATAATTGTTGTGTTCACAATCTATAAATAGATTTCTTAGTTCTTCTACAAAATTTCCTAAGTCTTCTACTTGTCCGCCTATACCTGCTATGTTTATATCTATAAAAACATGCTCTTTAATTTCATTTATAACATCTATAAAATGTTGTTTTTCTTGTGATAGGGGATGATATGTTAATACAACTGCATTCATATAATACTTAGCCTTAGACCACCAATTAACTGTTCTACTGGCATTTGTATATACTGTACTAGTTGTGTTGTATTCGCTTATAGTTCTTATAATATCCTCAAATCCAGGTATTACAGTAACCTCTCCTCCTATTAATTCGTAGTCTATACGTTTGCCTAGACTATTATAATATTTAGAAAATTTATTTATTGCATCTATATATTGATCTTTACTAAGCCAGGGTTTAGTTCCATCATGTAATTGAGTAGGACAATACTCACATTCGTAATTACATGAGTTACCCATATTCCATTGTATTCTTATAAAATCGTTGTCATTTCTGGCATGAGGGCCTTTGACCGAAACCAGATTAGGCATTAGAAACCTGCAAATACTGTTGCTGAACCAAAGGTAATAGGGTGTCCACATGTAGTACCACTGCCTACAAGAGTAATAGGTCGTCCTTCAGCAAATACTGATGCTGAACCATTCACTACGAAAGAGGAACTGTGAGGGGGCTCGCCATGAGGAGCAACTTGGTCTCCTACTAAACTAATAGGCTTGCCTTCTACAAGTACTGAGGGAGCACCTGTATTGATAATAATGGCACTTACTGTACCACTGGCAAAAACTGGACATGTATTAGGCATACATATATTTATCAGTTTTTTGTATTATTTTTCTTCTTTTTCAGTCTTTACTTCTACTATTTTTAAATAGTCTTCAGCACTTTCTTTTATAGTTTCACTTACAGATAATACTTTATCAGTAGTAAAAGAAATTTGTTCTGTCTTAGAAGTAAATGTAAATGGTACCACAGCGATAGAACTATCTGTAACTTCTCCACCGTTTCCTAATACTACCATTCTAGGATGTGTTAGTACAATTAAGTTATTTTCGTCATTAGTAGATATCAATGTACCTATCATTTCTAAACCTGTTAGTGTTTTAATTGTAACTACTTTACCAAGTAATTCTTTTAGTTCTATTATCATAAATTAAAGCCTTTAAATGTGTTTCCATCTACGTCTTGTTTCGTTCCACCTATGACGTAAGATGATATTTCTGTCTCTTGTGGTGCAACCTGTACTGAACTACCTGTAATCCATTGTTGAGTCCACGGTAATGGGTTTGTACCACTATTATATATCTTTTCTAACCCAACGGCATGCATTCGTTTGGCCGCAATAAACTCAACATATTGTTTTAATAGTTCAGCATTTAGACCAATAATACTTCCGTCTTTAAATAAATATTCTGCCCATGTTTTTTCTTGCTCTACCGCATCTATAAACATCTGCTTACATTCTTCTGCTGTTTCTTTTTTAATCTTAGCAAAGTCATTATCCTCTAGTGGTAAGAGTTTTAGCATTTGTTGTGTACTAGCCAAGTGAACGTTCTCGTCTCTGGCAATAAGTTTAATAATTTTTGCATTTCCTTCCATTCTTTTAAGTTCAGCAAATGCCCAACTACAAGCAAAGGATACATAAAAACGTACGCCTTCTAATATGTTTACACTCATCAAACATTTCCATATACGTTTCTTATGTTCATATAAGTCATATTTCTTACTACCTATATCTCTGAGTAGATTATATTCTATAAGTTTATCATAGTTTTCTGTGATACTATCTGCACAATCACATATTTCTTTGACATCTAACATCTCATCAAATACTTTACTAGGATTTGCATATACATTTCTAATAATATGTGTGTAACTTCTACTATGTATAGTTTCACTAAATGCCCAAGTCTCTATCCAGGTTTCTAATTCTGGTAGACTCACTACAGGCAGAAAAGCAATATTGGGAGAGCGACCCTGTACACTATCCAATAGTATTTGCCTCTTTAAGTTGGAGGTAAAGATATGTTGTTCGTGTTCTGATAAATTTTTAAAGTCTGTTGCATCTTTTAATATGTCAACTTCTTCTGGACGCCAAAAGAAACCTAACTGTTTGTCTGTTAGTTTATCAAACTGTTTGTATTTAAGAGTATCATATCGTTGTACTACAGGACCTCCTGTTGGGTCTAAGAACATTTTTACTTTAGTATGGTCTACTCTATTTTTTGTATTTAAAACTGTCATTATATTTTACAACTCTCGCAATCTTCATCATCTATTTCTGTTATTGCTAATTGTTCTTGGTTATCCTCTTTATGTACATCTATTTCACCCTGTCCGTCATAAGTGTTATTATAGTATAATTGTTTGCCGCCATATTTATAGAACATTAAGATGTCTTGTATAAGTACACTCATTGGAACTTTTTCATCTTCGTAATGTTCTGGATTGTAAGATGTATTTACCGAAATTCCCTGATCTATGTATTTTTGTAGGACCGCCATTATCTTTAAATACCCTTGTGGGGACTTCTGCTCCCATAGTAAATCATATTTCTTTTTATAATATGGAAAGCCTGGTACCACTTGTTTTAACACACCATGTTTACTTTGCTTGATGCTAACATAACTACGTGGTGGCTCAATACCGTTTGTGCTGTTACTAATTTGTGCTGATGTTTCAGCAGGCATAAGTGCCATTAGTGTTGAGTTACGAATGCCTGTTTCTTTAAGTTGCTTACGCAAACCTTTCCAGTCTTGTCTTTCTTTATGCTTGACTAATTCATCAACGTCTTTCTTGTATGTTTGATTAGGCGTTATGCCTTTACCATATTTTGTTTCTGCATTTCCTGATATAGTACCTTTTTCAATAGCCAAATCTGCACTGGCTTTGATCAAATAATAACTCCATGCTTCAGCCCATTCATCTACAAGTTCCAAATTAGGATTTTGATAATTAGTATCATTTTTAACTAACCAATATGCAAAATTAATAATACCGATACCCAATGGGCGCCTTTTCATTGTGCTGAGCTCTGCCGCTATAACAGGGTACTCCTGATAATCTAATAATTCGTCCAACCCTCTGACTGCTAAATTACAAATTTTATCCATCTCAGATAAATCTTTAATTACACCCCAATTGATTGCACTTAGAGTGCATAAACTAATTTCACCTTCTTCGTCTTTTGCATCATTTAATGGTTTTGTAGGTAGGTCAATTTCACAACATAAATTACTTTGTTTTATTGGTGCTACCTCTTCTATAAATGCTCCATGTGTGTTAGCATGATCAACGTTCATTAAGTAAATTCTACCTGTATCCTTTCTTTCTGTTACAAAAGAACTGAACAATTCAATAGCAGGAATAGTCTTTTTCCTAATACTGGTTTTACGTTCTGCCGCTTCATATAATTCTTTGAACTTGTCTTGGTCTGCAAAAAAGGCATCATATAAACCAGGTACATCCTTAGGCGAGAACAATGTGATGTTACCACCGCTGATGAGCCTTTCATACATAAGTTTGTTAAACTGTACACCATAGTCCATATGACGTACTCTGTTATCCTCTGTGCCCTTATTATTCTTTAATACTAGTAAGTCCTCAACTTCTAAATGCCAAATAGGATAGTATAGTGTGGCGGCTCCGCCTCTTACACCACCTTGACTACAACTCTTAACTGCTGACTGGAACATTTTATAAAAAGGGATAACTCCTGTGTGAGTTGCATCACCGTTTCTAATGGCTGACCCTACTGCTCTAATACTACCTGCTCCAATACCTATACCTGCTTTCTGACTTACATATTTTACAATACTGGCACTAGTGGCATTAATGCTGTCCAAACTGTCATCAGTTTCAATCAATACGCAACTGCTGAATTGTCTTTGTGGTGTTCTAACACCTGCCATAACTGGTGTAGGTAGGGAAATTTTAAATGTGCTGATAGCATCATAATATGCTTTTACATATTGTAATCTTGTTTCTTCTGGGTATTTGGCAAACAATGTTGCCGCAATCATCATATATGCAACTTGTGGAGTTTCAAATATTTCCCCTGTTGTTCTATTCTGTACTAGATACTTACCACGAAATTGTTCCATAGCCGCATAAGTTAATACTTCATCTCGGTCATGTTTGATATGATCATTTAGTTCATTGATTTGATCTTTTGTGTATAACTCTGTAAATTCTGCATCATAAAAACCTTTATCAATATTTTTTTGAATAATATCGCACAAACAAGGTGGCTCAAATACTCCATACACTTGCTTACGCAAATGATAGTTGATTAATCTACCTGCTACATATTGATAGTTTGGTGTTTCTTCTGATATTAAATCTGCCGCACTTTTAATAAGTGTTTCTTGAATATCTTCTGTTGCTATTGAGTCGAAAAATTGTATTTGAGAATGTATTTCTACTTCTGATGCACTCACACCTGAGATGTCTTCACAAGCATACATAACAACTTTGTGTAGTTTGTCTATGTTTAAATCTTCTAGTGTGCCGTCTCGCTTTTTTACCTGCATGTGTGTCCTCAGTATGTTTTATACGATATATTTATTTCTATGTCATTGTAATATAAAACTATATAAATGTCAAATAGTTTCTATGCTAATTCAAACTGATTATGAATTTGGAATACAGTTGCGTTCTTTTTCACATGTTCCCAAGAAACTATTTCTCCAGGTGTAAAATTATACACAAAATCTCTATCGTATATAACTAACCCTGTTGTCCCTGTAGTGTTATTACTTATCACAGGTAATTGTATTTTATCTTCAGTTATGAATCCTTTATTAATTAATGTAGACAATAAAACTAGGGTGATTCCGCTTTGGCAAAAATACCCATCGTTTACTATTTCAAAAGCACTCGGCCAACTACTAGGAGTATAATAGTCTAAGTATCTAGGTAAGGGTTCTATATTAGAGAAATCTTCTAATACTTCTAAAATATTTTTATGGTCTTTTTTTCTTATGTTACGCCAAATACTTAATCGTTCAGAACCTGTTGTGTTTTTAGAAAACATTATTCAACTAGGAACTCCAACGCCTTTGTATCCAATTCATAACTAGATTTTTATTAGTAGTATTTTCAGCAGTTAAAGTAATCTCATTAGTTACAGAATTAAAAGTTGCACCAAATGAAACATTACCTGACAAAGTGTCGCTTACATCACTTGCAATATCCTGCACCACAACATCTGAATTCCCTGTTACACTATTTTCAAAAGTACTAAGATATATTTTTCCTGTTCTTCTATAGTTTCCGTCTGTTGTTCCATCATACTTAACTGTATATTCCAAAACATGAGAATCGTAATTTGATGTACTAATAGGTAAATCTGAACTTGCAATTACATTTCCACTACTAATTGTTGCTGTATTCGTAACATCAAAAGAAGTTGTTTTCTGTCCTGCTGACTGTCCTAAAGAAGTTAAAATTTCTATATTTAATTTTGTTGTAAGCAAACCTTTTACATCAGCATCTGATTTAGCAAAATACATATTGTTAATAATATATGCAAAATTTTCTGCTTCTTCATTGCTTGTAAACGTCATTTCTGAAAATTCGTTATCTATATCTATTGGAAAAGATTCTATATCGCCTGTTCCAGAACTTGCGTATATTTGATTTGTTGCTACAGATTCAAATAAATTTATTTCTGTTGAGTTCAATCTAGCATTTAACCATTGTTCCAATTTTGCTTTAACTGTGGTGTCTCTATTATATAATTTGCTACCATATACATAATCACTATCTATTAATTGTAATATATCTAATGTACCAGCACTATCATTATGTAGTCTAAAATTAAAAGGTGTTGAAGATTTAGATTGTTTACTTGTAAAATATATTCTATTATTATTATTAGGATCAAGTTGCAAACTTTCCCATGCATCTGCATCTGATAAATTGTTTACTATTGCCACCGCTTCTGATAATGTTGTAGCAGAACTTAAATCAGTACTTCTAACATTGGTAATACTTCCTGACGTATCAGTACCAAATACAACATCTGCTGTACCTGTAACATTTGATGTTCCTGCGCCTGCCGCCACTATAAAGAATGTATTATCTGTTGCTGTTCCTATAAGTGTAGCATTTCCATTTGCTACCTGCCCAGTTGATGTGCTTCCTGCAAGTTTAAAATCTGCTCCAACTGGTACACCATGTAAAGGTGAAAAAATCTGTACATTGGCTCCACTATTATCAGAACCATAATTTATATAATCTAAATCACTTGTAATTGCTGAACTTACATTGTCTTCAGTAACTGTAAACGAACCCGTACTAACACCTTGTACTTGATATATTTTATTTGTATCATTAAATTGTGTTGCATTAGAACCTATAAATTTAACATAATCATTTGCAGTAAGGCCATCAACATTACCAGTAATAGTTGTAGTATTACCTGATGATTCTGCGGCAGTACATGATCTTGCTGTTTGCCAAGCATTTCCTGAAGGTAAAGTAAATGATATACTTGTTGAATTACTTGCTGTTAAAGGTATAGTTTTATTATTTACCCAACTGTTTGCTAAGTTTTCGCAAAATACATGATTATAATAACTACTTGCGTTAAAAGTTTCACCACTGTTATCTAATGTTATTACTACATCAGAAGCGCCTGTTGGCGTAAATGTAATACTATTCTGTATATCAGATGTGTTACTGGTTCTTAAATTACCAAGACCTGAAACTGTTACGTTAGCAGAACTATCAGCAACAATTGATATGTGTTTATATTCTAATCCAATGTATCCAACTCCTGTAGTAGGAGATACTCTAATAAATTTTTCGTCTATCTTTCTATAATCTGGTATAGAGTAAGAATCGTAAAAGTTTAGTTCTTCACTATAATAACTAATTTGTGTATTAGATGAACTAAATCCATCTAATGCTTGTATGACCGCACTATTACCATAATATGTAATTGCTACTTCATCTGTTGATGTAAGTAGATTTCTAAAAGTTGCTGTATGTGTATTTGCTAAAGCAGTATTAGATGAAAATATGTAATCATGACTTACTAAGTTTGCAACTGTGGCAGTATCTGAACCGCTTAAAACTTCTCCATTTTTTACAACTGTGATTGTGTTTGCCGTAAAGGCCAAATTAGTTTCTAAATTTATAATATTACCATCTGTAACCGATGCTTTAAAAGTTGTTCTAGTATCACTACCTGAATTAGGTAATGAATATGTTTTACTTGTGCTAGGAGTATAACTAATTTGTTTTTCTGTACCACTAAAACTGCCTGAAGGATATCTTATATGTGGTACTGTAAAAGAAATAACTTGGTTATTAGCAATACTTTTAATAGAATCCTCAGCACCTGTGGTATTCTCTAAAGACAATATTTTGTTATATGCACCTGCTTGTACATCAGTATCAGCACCAATGTAAAGTTGTTTACTATCAGTTGCTAATCCTAATTCTCCAGGTCGTAATGGATTCGGAAGGTCCTGTTTTAAACCTCGCCTGTTTTGTATTCTTGAAACAATTACATTATTGTTTGATGTTGCCATACTAAAAGTCTCCTAACTAGTAGTATTTATCATCTTATGGTATTACTTGGAATAATAGTCTGCTAGTCTAGATGACCACTTATCACAATACTCGTTGAATTCCTCACCTTCTATAACAAAGTCAGCATATTTGCCTTCTCGATCTATCATAAGTATTGCTACTGTTTGTATATTACTACCAAACATTTCATTATGTGCTAATGCATAAGCACAACCTTGTAAAAAATAATCTTCAATCCACTCTCTTTTTTTAATCTTTTTAGCAGTTTTAAAATCTATAATTGCTTCTTCGCCTTGCCACATTCCTATGCCATCTGCAGTTCCGGCATATAAACCTTCTGCAATAAGTCCTACTTCAACACCATATAATTCATCTACTTTAGATAACCCTTTATCTATCATTTCGGTAACCATGTTTTTAGCCATAATACTGATATGATTATTGCCTTTAATTTCGTAATCTTCCTGTAGTATAAATTTTTCTAATGCATTATGAACTTTGGTACCAAGTCCTGCTGACTCTGTGCTTATGCGAGTTGCTTCTGCTTCACCTACACGTTTACGCCAGGCTATAAGAGCAGTTTTGTCACCAGTATCTCCAAGAATAGTTGTAACACTAGGTACAGGTTTTTCATCCTCACCTACATATCGTCTGCCTTGTTTTGTTTGTATTCTTTTTAGATTTGGGTATTCGTATTTGTTTTTTAACATTTATCTTTTACTGTATTAAGTAAAGATATTTACCAGGATATATTCCAAACGATAGTATTATTGGATTCTGTATTTGTTGTTATGCTTACACCATAGCCTAAGTCCACAAAGTGTTTTTTAACATAATTTATTTGATCTAGTTTTGTAGGATCTGTAGTGATTCCGTTAAATGCATTGTAATATGCATTACTGGTGGTCATTGTAGTATTAGCAGAAATATTTGCATATAAAACACCAGCATCTATATTAGCAAGTACTTTACTTTCTAAACTGGTCACTTCACCATGAACAGTAACATTATTTCTAGTATCTTTTCTTGCCTGAGTTGCATTTGTAAAAATGTTTGCCATTATAACTCCGATTTTATATCACTCATTGCTTGATTGCCTGCCATGCTACCAACATCAACTGATGGTTCTTCTTCGTCTTTTTCCAAACCTAATTCTGTATTAGGTATTATTTCTGCTTTATTTACCGATGAAGCAAATCCGCTTTTATCAACTGCTTGTATAATCTCTTCTTCACTTGCAGGAAATCCTTGTTTTGCTAAAACTTCTGAGAATTTTTTAGTGGAAATCTTTTTTATACCATTTGTTATTGCAATAGATATAAGATCACTGACTGCTGAAATTAATTCATCGTCATAGGATTCACTAATAAATTCATGTAATCGCATTTAGGACTCTATAGGTGCTCTACCTAATGGCTCTTCTGCTGGGCCTGATGCCGCTGGTATATTATCATCTACTGCTAAATCATCTATACTTGGCTCTTCAGGTGCTAAATCGCTTGGCATATCATCTACTGATGGTTCTGCTAGATCACCTAATGATCCAACACTACCCTCTCCTGTAAGACCGCCAACAATAGAGTCTATACTATCTTTACTTGCCTTAGTTGCCTCTAAGTGTCCTGATAAAACTCCTTCCATGCTGTCTTTAAATTGTGCCGCCTGTTGAGCACCCATTTCGGAACTCATCTGGTCTGCAATCGCTGGAATGTCTTCATTAACCATTCTACCTATTCTTTCTATTTGGTCTTGTATGTCATCTGCTAATGCTCTAACAGCCATTACAACTTCTGCTTCTTCGACTTTTACTTCCTCTGAAAGCAAGTCTGCTATAATGTCATCAAACATATTCATTTTGTTTTCCTCTACGGATTCTGCCGTTTTACTCATTGCATTTTTAACTTCTTCTGGTTTCATATCAAGTTCTTTTGCAATTTCCTCAACACTCTTACCATCTTTTTGTAGTTTGTACATGTATTGAATGCTGTCGTTTAGTTTTTTCTCTGCAATTTTTCTACCGAACATTTGGATGCCTTGTGGTAAAGCATCTTCTTCTAGGCCGTTTAGGAAGCCTATAACTGAATCTCTGCTTTTACCTGATACTTCTGCAAATAAGTCCAGTTTTTCTTCTATTGCATCATAACTTTCTAAATCTTCTACTGGTATACCAATTTCTTCTGAAAGTCCTCTTAATACAGAATCAGTAAGTTTGTCACCTATGATTCCGCCTCCTATGGCTCCAAGTGCTCCGCCTATAGCCGCTCCTGGTATTCCAGCAATACTACCGCCTATTTTTGAACCAAGGGCCGTTCCTGCTTTATAACCTGCATAACCACCTGCTAATGTACCGACTTCACCTTCACCCATATACTCTTTTACCATCTTGATAACTAGAGGTTTGATGTGGTTATCATCATAACAATACTTAGGGTTCTTTCTAAACTCATTCATTGTTTGTGCTACTGTTTCTTCATTAGTACAACCACTATCCATGAGTTTTCTAACACTTGCATAAAGTTCCTGCTTCATTCCTTCGTATGCAGGTGACTCTGCATATTGTCCTTCGGCAAGCATTGTTTCAATAACGTCTTTAACACCCAAGAACTTTGCGTACTCAGGTTCTAATTGAAAGTGTTTTGTAGTGTCTTTTAATTTGATAATGGCCATTTCAGACATTTCTTTAATGGCTTCCAATTTTTCTTTTTTAGGGAAACCTGTTGAAATGCTCATACCAAATTCTTCTTTTAGTACAGAGTTGATCTTTTGAATCTTTGTTGCACCTTGTAAGTTGAAATCTTTTATTTGCATGATAATATCCTAAACTATATTTGTTATATAGTCTTATTTATCATTTGTTTGTAATTTTTTTAAAAACTTTGTATGTATGTTCTAGCAGTCTTCATCATGTGAATAGAATCTTGCATTCTACAACCTGCTGAAAATACCTTTGTAAAATCTTTACTGGTTCTTATAGTATGTTTATAAAAATATACGTCATTTAAATGTTTGTAATATCTGTCTATATGTTTTTGATAACCGATTAAAGATATTTTTTCTTTAGATTTATTTAATTTTTTAATTATGTCATTAGCAACACTACTGAAGGGCACATTTTCTAATACTGTTTCTTTAGTTATGTAATTAATTACATTGAAGCCGGGATCAGTTTTTACAGTTATAAAAACACCTCTTTTAGCAATATTATTTGCAAGTTTATCCAACTTATTTGCAAGATGAGGTTTATTATATTTTTTTCTTCTGTGTATATGTTTTGTAGCCAATTTTATCACCTTTTCTAACTTTGTTAAGTACATCTCTTTTATACAGTTCTTCTGCCAGATGTAATTCTCTTTCACTTAATGTATTTACGTCTACAAACCTTTCCATATCGCATTTATTGAATAATGCTGTTTCTGGATTGTTTATAAAACTTAAAAAATTGTTTTTACCTTTGACTGCTCTCATACTAGTATTTATCAAGTCTTTCTATCACTTTACTTGCTATATGAATGTTTTCCGATTCACCGTGATGTTGGCAATCTCTTGCTAATGATGATCTCAAATTAAAATCGGATAGTGCAGATTTTTGATCTATATGAACGAAAGGAATATTATGCAATTTACAATAATTCTCTATACTTGTTTTATTTTTATAATAATTCATTTTATATGTAAGTTCTAAAGATTGTGTAAAATCTTTATACATAATTGTATGGGCCTTATCTTCATTTGCTTGTAATATTGTAAAATAATCCTGTAAGCATATTTCGTCACCCAAATCCTGTAATAAACTAATTCTGTCCGGGGGAGTCTGTAATATGCATATTGCTTTGACATTAGGCAACTCTTCCTTTAAATGACAATTTACAAAATAAGAATGAATATCTATTCCGTGTCCAGGAATACCTAGGTTCCAACAATTTGTATTATATTTTTCTGCAACTTTGTATGCCCATGTTTGATGTTCATGTAACCCTACTCCAAATGTATAACTACATCCTAAAAATAAGATTCCTTCTTCATTGCTAAAGTGATTACATCTGAATCCTTGTTTATTAATTCTATAATCTATATCAACTATATTATTATTAGAATCTAGCCAATTATTATCAAGTAATATTTTTGATTTTTTTTCTAAATTATATTTAAAGGTATCTTGATCATCAGGAGATATAAACTTATAATGTGTATAACCAGAGTTTATAATTGATTCCCATACATTGTGCCTGTTTGAAATAGCACTATATAGTTTTTCTAATGTTAAATTTGGTTTATACTGATTCACTTTGTTTTTTCTTTTTCTTTTTCTTTAATTTAGATTTAGAAAAAACACTAGGATTAGGCCGCTTAATCATACTACCCATAGGTACCGCCACAGATGCTATAGCACCTGCAGTAGTTTCATTAATAATATCTTTAATAAGCATACTATTATTTATCAAGATCTAAGTTTAGTATAAATTTTTCACTAAGTGCTTTATGATTATTAATTCCAGGGTGTAGTAAATCTCTTCCTAAATCTTTATGGTCTTGAAAAATATCATCAAATTTATTTAAAATTACTAAAGGTATTTTTCTTTCGTCTGCTATTGTTTTTATTAATGCAACTGATGACAGTTCGTTATAAAAGGTATTTTCTCTTTTCCACAACCAATTTAAAAATATATCTTTTTCGGATACAATATTTCTTAAAAAATCTTTATGTATAGGCCTAGGTAAAGGTTTATCCCAATAGACATCATTTTTCCATTCCATACCGTTGAGATGTGCGAGTTCTAGCGGTGCTGTATTTTTTTCACTTGGTCCTTTTAATTTAGTATCCATAAAAATACTTTTTCTACCTGGAGGTGGCATATAAATACAAATTGCTTTTATATTAGGTATTAAATTTTTTAAAAATAATCTACAATATAATGCAATAGTATCTAACCCTCTTCCTGGCATTCCTAAGTTCCAATTCTCTAATTCAAAATGATCTGCAACTAATTGTGTCCAAGTATCTTCTCGTCTTACTCCTACACCAAATGTTAAACTACAACCTAAAAATAAAATACCATCTTTATCACTAAAATTTTTACATCTAAATCCGAACTCGTTCAATTCATAATATACAGGTGTTGGTTTTCCGTTTTTATCTGCCCAGCCATATTTATAAAGTATACCTCTAGTATCAGGGTCGTCCCAATGTTTTTTAAATTGATCTTCAGTATCAGAAGGATACCATTTATATTGATTTGAATAATCAGAATATTGAGATAATTTTACTGGTTTATCAGCACCTACATTTTGTAGATGATTTAATGTGATTGTTTGAAATATTTTCTGTAGAGTATCATCAGGGTGTTCTTCTTTGTTTTCTAATTTACCTGTTTGATGTAATAATACTTTGTCTACCCAAGATTGCCCTGTATAGTCTAAAGCGTCATCTATATAAATTTTTTCTTCGTCCGACATACGACTATTTATTTAGGATTTTTTCTTACCAGACTTCATGTTGGCACACCAGTGATACATTTTGCCCTTTTCACCGCTGTATTTTTTTGCTTTAGCTCGTAAGTCTGTGACTGAACCTTTGCAACTGGCACCTGCACGTTTTACTCTGCCTGGAGAACTTGTTGCTTCTTCTATAGGTATCTGCGTCATATCTTGCAACAAGTTGTAAAGATCTTTTGCTTTTTCGCCTTTTGTTTCATTACCATTCAAATCAGTAAATACCCAAACATCATAATTAGGATCGTAATCTTCGTCCATTAAGTTTAGTTTCATACCATTGCTAAAATAAAATGGAAGATAATCTCCGGTATAGGCGTCCCAGGCTTCTTGTGGCTCTTTTGGATTTATTTGTTTTTCAATTGATTGATCACGTCCAAAGTTCTTATATATAACATTATCCATTTTTTCTTGTAGTAATTTTTTAAAATAATTTTCGTCCATTATTTCTACATCACTACTTGTATGAGAAAAATGTTTCATCACATCTTCTATATCTGCATCTATCATTATTGCAGGGGCACGTTTTATACCTAACATATAAGCCGCATCATATCTATGATGTCCATTTATTAAATATCCTTTTCTGTCTACAATAAATGGCCTATCCTCATTGTTTAAAAACACGTCTTCTGCTTTTTTACTTAATCCTTTTACACGTTGAGATTGAACGGGTTTGATTTTATCTATACTTATTTTGCCTTCTTTATGTTTGAATTTAGATTTTTTAATATGATCTCTTCTTATCTGTGGTAATTGATTTCTATCAAAATGTTTATCACTTACACCTCTTTGATAATCTTCCTCTACAACTTCTCTCAACCTTATAACACCACAGCCTACTCTGTCACCAGCATTACCTGTTTTTAAACTTTCTTCGTCACCACCTTTGCCTAAATCATCTTCGTTTGCGTGGATAACTATTGCTCTACCTACTACGTCTGAAAGTTCTACCCTTTCTGCCTTTATTTGAAATCTTGCAGTTCCAGATTGATCTGCTACGATATTTCCTAAGTCACCTACATGCCCTTGCTCTAAACTGCCATGTTCTACACCGTCTGGATTGTAATGGGCACCTGCTGATTCACAGCCTTTACTTAAATCACCAAACTCGTGTATGTGAAAGCCATGTTTGCCTGGTGTTAGACCTTTTACTATACCTTTTATTATTGTGGGTTGGCCGGGTTTTTGTTTAAACTTTACAGCACCTTGAACATCACCTATAGTGTGCTCTAGTTGTACTATTGCTTTTATAACTTCTTCTGCTTCTTTGATAGTATTAATTCTATCACATTGGCAACCTCTAGACTTTGTTTTTGGGCAAGGCATGGCTTGCTCTACAATTTTACTTATCCTCATCGTACATATCTATTGCGTTTTGCAATTCTCTAATTGCTTCTTCAAAGTCTTCTTCTAATTGATAGATAGCACTTTCTAAATTATTTTTTGCTCTATAAACTTGATTTATATTATATTGATCTAGGTTAATGCCGTTTTCCTCTGCAATATTAGAAACTTTACTAATTATATCCATATGCATATCTGCATATTTTATATTTTTAGTTTCTGCTCTTGCTGATTGTAAAGCATATTTTAAATCAAATAACTTATCTTCCATTTGTTCTACGTTTTCGTAGATACCATCACCAAATTTTATTTTAGATTTCTTTTTCTTCTTTTTCTTTTTCTTTTTTGTAGGCATCATACTACCTAAAAAAGCATAACCTCTAGGGGCATCCATAGTAGGTGCATCACTAGGAGTGGAATCGGAGGATGTAGTATCACTATCTCCGGTGCTACCACTATCTGCAGACCCTCCGTCTCCACCTGAACTTGTTCCACCTGTTGCTCCACCAGTTGCTCCGCCTGTGCCACCTGCGGCTCCACCGCCACCAGCACCACCGCCTCCGGCACCGCCACCACCGCCTCCGGCTTCTGCATTTAGTTTCATAGGTATTTTTTCTTTATTTACTTTTTCCCATTTTTGTATAAGTTCTCTGGCAAGTCTTGCTCTTATTCCTAATTTATCTTCTAAAAATCTTTGTATTTGTACTTTTCCAAAAGACTTTTCCTTAAAAGCCTTTGATATTATTTCTAAATAAGGGTTATAGTCAGGCATACCATATTTGTCATATGATAAACCGGGGAGGGTATAATTTTCTTTTAAATCATTTATTTTCATATTTTCCCCTTTTTTATAAATGTCATCTGTACAAAAGATTCTGTTGGTCCAGAATTTGAAGGTACTACACTGATACCCATTGCGCCAGAATGTGGTCCCTTTTGGAAATCCATAAACTCTTCTTCGTTTGATAGATATGCTGTTTTACCTGTATACATATCTATGGCCAATAATGCTTCAAATTTTCCTTTTGTTAAATAGTCAACATAGTTGGCTCCTGCATATTGCAATGCAATTTCTAAATCACTGTCTGAATTTTGAAATGCTTTTGCAATTTTTTCCACTGATGCTGGTATAAAAAGATCTTTATAGAATTCCTTTGTGATTTCATATCTTCTTTTATCTCCTACAGGAAGATCTTGATTTAAGTGTGATACAAATTTACTTATACCTAATGTTTTATTTCCTTCATCCTCTAAATGAGAAGCAACTGTGGGTATAGTATCTCTATATCTTAACAAAATATCTCTTGCTTTTAGTTGCGGCATGCCTCCCATTCCTAGTCTACCGCCGCCTGAGCTAGTTTCACTTTTACTTGCTTTAACTTCAACTAGTTCTCCGTCTATAACAACATCTCCTGTAGTGTCACTTAATTGTACCCTATCACTTAACATTGCTAAAGCAAATTCTCCAGGTCCTTTTTTGTTTGAACCTACTCCATAAGGTAATAGTGTTTTGAATACTGTGTATCCTACATCGGATTTAAATATATTGGATAAACTATTTATGGGTTGCTTTAATGCATCAACATCATAAGCAGAGCCTGTTTTTTCTAAGTCATCTAAAAACTCTTTAATTTTATCGTAACTGCTTTCTATTTGGTATATTACCTGTGTTAATACCTTAGTTGCCGCTTCTTTATTCATTGCTGTTTCATCAGCAATAGGCTTAACAACTAGTTTACCAATTACAGATTGTATATGATCTGCGTTAAGTATTCTCCAGATTTGATCTATGAGTTCTCTGTCTTTTTCGTCCTCTATATCTAATTTACTTACTATATCTTGTATCTTTTCTTTTTCTGCTTCTAGATCTTCATATTCTTTTAAGGATTCTTCCTGCTTTATATTCATACCAGGTAATTCCAATTGGGTAGGTTCTGGCTTAGGTAAAGGTAGTTCTTGTTGTTTATATGACCTATGCACTATTGTTAGTCCAAATTTATTAGGGACTGGTAGGTTTCCTTTTGTTGTTATTATTACGGCAGGATTATTACTGCTTGGAGGTACTATGCCTATAATTTTTGCATTACCTATATTAGAACCTATTTTTACTTCTTTACCCTGTTTATCTATAATTATAAATTTATTATCGTCAGGCTCCGGAGTATTAGTATATCCGGATGTTGGTTTCAATTCGTTAAGTTTAGATTCATTTAAATTAATAAACTTTTGCTGTGTATCAGCCATTTGTCTTTTTATAAAACTTCTTAATATAGGTCTTAAACATGCATCGTCTCCGCCCGTAGCACGTCTGTCTCTAAAGGCTTTAATCATTTTAGGGTCAGGTAAAGCAAAAAAGGCATCCATTTGTTTTTTAATATCATTTGCAGGCATTTTATCTGATAGTAAATGATTTAACATTCTTATCTTTGTATTATCAGGTACACTTTCTCCTACGTTGTTGTTCTTACTGCCAACTAACATGCCAGTATAAGGATGAGGTTGTTCTCTACCAGTTGTAGGTTTACTTAGTTTAGGTTTAGGATCAGAGGCTCTAACTGTTTTTATTTTTTTATATGCCTCATCTATCTTTTTAGTATCAATCTTAGATAAAACTTCTAATTGTTTTTCTAAAGATAGAGTTTCAAATTTTTCAAATATACTGGACATATTACTATTTATCATGCTTTCTTGTTGTCCTTGTCTTGACATATTCATCCTTGCTGATGCTAATACAGATTGAAAGTCATCGAAAGCACCCATACCACTATCTGGTGTATTTGCAAGTGTATCTAATACTGCATTTTGAAAACGTCTGTCATTACTTGCATTATTTAAAAATCCTACTAGGTCATTTACATGCCCTCTTGCCAAATAATTCTGCATACCATTTCGCATCATTTCATCAAACTTAGGCCAACGGTTTCTTGCTAAATCGTAATCTGAATTAAATTCTTTTTCTGGTGGGGTTGATATTGTTTTTTCTGCACTATCAGGTCCGCCTAATCTGCCACCAACATAATCATTGTCTCTAAAATAATTTCCACCACTTACAGTATAATTTTTTTGTATATATTCTTTGGATTTTTGTACAGCATCTAACCACCTTTCTATACCGACACCATCTGCGGCAAAGTTACCTTGGGTGTTTTCATCATACATGTTATATGTTTTCTTTAACAGTTCTGCACCTTGGTTATTAACACCAAGTTCTATACCTAAATGATCTGCTAGATTTATCCAATCAGTTTCAAAACCTATTTTTAATGAATTTTCTTTTGTGTAGCCTTCTACACCAGCCGCTTTTATTATGGTATTTTTGTTAGGGCCTATTTCAATACCTGTATCACCGTCTAATACTCTTTTAAGTATGTTATCTAATGCTACTTGGAAACTGCCAAAACTACTTATTTTGTCTTTCATTTCTTTGGCAACTAACCCTTTCATTTGTTCAGGATATACACTCCAATCAAATGCGTTAAAACGTTTTTCTTCAGCATCATCATTGATGCTTTCCCAACTCATACTGCTACTTCTGTTAAGTGGTTCGCCACTTCTTGGATTTTCTGTTTCATTATCTGGAACTAAATCTTGTACACCGTCCATACCTTTTCTACTGTCGCCTTTGTGTGTGACTGCAATGCCAATTTCTTTTAATTTTTGATATACATCACCGTCACCCTGTATTAATGTTTTATCTGCTACTCTTTCACCAGTTAATTCTCTCCAGGATATTCCATACGTTTGTTTAAATTTGCTGAGTACTTTGTTATAACCAGTTCTTCTCCAAGAATGATAATAGTTTTTATTTTTTTCAAATGTATCAATAAGTTCTAAACCGTTTGTGGCATCTTCGGCATCACCAAAATGACTTGCGGCAATTACATAAACCTTGCCTGTGTTTAGTTCTTCATTAAAATGTTCTAAATGATTTTCTAGGTATGCCTCTCTGTCACTGTAGTCTTCATCTGTGATAGTATCTAAAAATTCTTTATCTATATATACCCAACTGTGTGCTGGTATGTTAAATTTAGTTTTTTCAGAGCCTCTGATATTCTTTTCAAAATCTTTGTTGCGTTTGTCCAGTTGATTTTTATTTTTAATTTCGGATTTTAAATCTAGGAAACCTTCCTTTTGGAAAATTTTATCAAATCCTGTTAAGAATTTTTTAATCGCCGCAAATCTTTCCTTGAGTAATGCTTTTATTTCTGACGATTCATAATTACCAGGATCTTGATTTTTTGCTTTATAATATTCAGGTAAATTAATCTGGCTAAAGACTATGTCATCGTATGATTTTGTAAAATTCCACGTGTCCTGATCAGGTTCAGACATCTTTACTATGGAATCTAAGGTGTTGTTCCATTTATTGAGTCGGTCACTGTGTCTGCCGCCCATGTGTGATAATCCTAGGAAATTTCTACCATCTTCATCATTGTCTTTTAATCCAAGTTCTTTTTCAAAGTCTACCGGCTTCAATGCAGTTATAAAGTCTTGTCCAATTGATCCTAATTGCTTTACTATGCTTTGATATTTTTCTTTGTCCTCAGTTTGTAAATCTTGCAAATGATCCATACGATCTCTCATTCGCTGTATCATTCTCATCTGTGCGACATTTTCATAGTTGTCATCACTTCTTATATTGATATGATGATCTGGACTTGTAGGATGTTCATACCCACTATATGGTTCCAGGAAGGATAGTAATTCTTTAACAGCACCAGGAGTTGTAATTTTTCCTGCCTTCAATAAACCACTACTTCCGTATGTTCCACTTTTCATATATCTAGCAAATTCGTTTTCCTGCCTTGATTTAAATACTTGTCTTAAATCATCTTGTACTTGATCTGTATCTTTGTAGGGAGATACTTTTACTAATAATTCTGTAAATTTATTTAATTTAATATTATCTTTTTTATCATCAGACATTGCAAACTGCCAGGACTTTTTAAGTATGGCATCTACTTCTTGTGGCGTTAGGAAGGTTGGTTTATTTATAATGTCTTGTCTAAATAAACTTTGTACACCTTTTTCTAATCTTACTATATTCTCTTTGTCAGTACCATTAAAGTTCAAGTCGTCCATACTTTGGATGGCAATTTTTTCTAAAGTTTTACTGTTTAATTTTATTTTGTTAGCATATTCTCTGAATATTCTTATACTTTTTGCATTAGGCATTCCTCTGGCCTTACCGTCAGCAATATCTCTTGCAAGAAGTGTTACTGCCCTACCAAACATTTCCTGAGATTTTTTTAATACTGCTGGTGCTCTTTTGCTGGGTGCTATTGCTTCTGGTTGAATATATCCTCTGATTGGCTCTCCCTCTTCAACTTCAACAACATCCATTTTACTGCCTGTGCCTTTCTCATAATCTTTGACACTCTGTTTCCATTTTTTATCTGCTTCTGAATCGATTAATTCTTCATATTCGTTAAAGTAATTAACAGAATTGTTTAAAAATCTTATAACATCAAAATAATCTTTTTTACCAACTATTTCTTTTGCAGAATCTATCACAGGATGATTATGAACTTCTAGGTCTTTTAATTTTTCAGGATCTATCTCTTGGCTCTTGCGGATTAACCTAAACAAAGCATTTATATAATCTTTTCTGAAGGCATCTTTATCATAACCTGCCTTCATAATGGTTGCATATCTTACAACTGTTTTAACAACTTTTTTATACATTGTCTGGTAATCAGCACCGCCCATTATTCTAAATTCTATTAATTCATTTTCACTATCATTATCTTTTTGGTTTTTAAAATTAATACTTGAAAACTTTTCTCTGCTAATGCCTTTTTTTAATTCATTTTGTAACATTAATAAACTGTCTTTATTACCACGTTTCATATCTTCTGCATGTCTTAATAAATTTTGATATTGGCTTTTTGTATAACTGTTTCTAAGTCTTCCCCATTGTGCTAATAAGTATTCGTCACCCAATAACAATGCCATTTTTAATTTGTTTGGTTCTGCCTTCTCCATACCTAGCCTTTCGGTCTCGCCTTGCCAACTCATTGTAACATGTAAACCTGTGGTATTATTAGTGCCAAAGTTATCTTCACTCCATTGAAATAAACTTCTCATTTCTTCAAGCATTTTTCTTGGACTGTCAAATACAGGTGATATAAGTTCTGCTCCTGTACCTTCATCAGGGTCAATACTGCTGTCTTTTTCTACTGCCCAACTAGTTGTAGTGTAAGTATCATCGTAATCTCCTGATTCCGGATAACTATCAAATTCACTGTTATCCTTTATCCAGTTGTGTAATTCATCTGCAACACCTTCAACATCGCCACTACCACTACTATAATCATATCCATAATCATCAAGGAAACTGCTCATATAACTGTATGTGTCATATATCCAGTCTTCCATACTGTAGTCATTTCTTGCGGCTTCTTTGGCGTCATCATCAAAGCCGTATTCTTCTCTGACTGCATCCTCAAGCCAAGCCAAATATTCGTCTTGGTATTCTTCTTCTACATATTCTCTGACCCAGTTCATGTATTCCCAACCATCTTCCTCACGGTTTTCGTATTCTTTTGGATCGTTTTCTTCAAAATCTTTTTTGTACTGTTCTATTGCTTCTGAACTTGGGCCATCATAACTGTCTATAAAGTCGTCTAACCATTCTTCATCTTCTTTGACTTCTTGGACTTTGTCACTTACTAAGTCGGACAAGTATTCGTCTTGCCCTTTATCATATAACCAAGATTCAAAGTCTTCGTATACTTGGTCTGGTAAGTCACCATATTCGTATTCAATGTCACTGATGCTCATATCTTCAACTTTAGAAGAACTTGAACTTTCTACAGCATAAAAAAATGTTTCTGCTTCAAAACCACACTTTACTGGCATGTCTAAGGCTTCTGATGCAATTTCTTTTCTATTAAAATTTATTTCAAAAAGTTTTGGATCTGCTTCTTTTAATCGTTTTCTTGCTAATTTTTTAAGTTTACTTCCTATTTTTTTAATTTGAAGTTTTTTACCTTTCTTTTTGGCTAATTTTTTTAATTTGCCTTCTTCCATTTCAGTATCAACAATAACTTTTTCATCACCTTGCACTACACTGTATTCACCTTTTTCGTCCTGCACCACTACAGCATCTGGTACTGGTTTGTCGCCTACAGGAGATACTATTTTACCTAATTGTTTTCCTTGTGGGTCTGAAATGAATTTATCTTTTTCTACTTTGTTAACCGTAATAGGTTTTGGTTTTGCTTTGTTACCTTGTATGGTAGGTGATGATGATGTTTTATTTACTATAGAACCTGTTTGTTGATTTCCTACAGGTGTAGAAGTACCCGGTTTCATACCGTATTCTTTTAACA